TAGGCTTACTGCATCTATTGTAAGCTCTAGGTTATTCTCATCTATCAATAATTCTACTAAATCCATAATTTTATTTTTTAATAAATATATTTATATTAATTATATACTACTTCTCCTCTTAATTTTAGAGGCTCTATCCTGGCTGGAGGTCATCTCATCACTAAGTACAAAAGCCTTTAAAGGCTCATTACTAAATCCATTAAATCCAGCTCCTTCTGATGGAGTAGTAGCACCTCCTCTAGCAAAGCCTACACCTCCTCCAGCTACATTCATTCCAGATAAAGCACCTCTAAACATTTTAGCACTTTTAGCGTTAATTACTACCTCTCCTTTAGATAGCTTAGCATTTACACTATCAGAAGTACCAGAGCCGTGCCCTCCTACTACTCCTCCTCTAGCCATCTCTGGAATTTCTGTAGCATTAATAGCATCTACTTGTTTCTGCCCTTGCGATAGAGCTAATCCAGCAGCTATAATACCTAGAGCAGTACCTACAATAGGTATCCCAGCCATAGAGGTAAAAGCAGCCTGAGCAGCTACTAAAGAGTTAATCCTAGCCTCTGCTATTTTCATATCCTTCCATTTTTGCGTGCCTTCTGTTTCCTGGTCTGCTAGCTTACCTAATAAACTAGATGCAGCTCCTAAATCTCCTACTCCTAATTTACGCTCTGCATCAGATGTAGCTTTATTCTGAGCTTGTTTTTTTAGGTTATACTTCTCATTAATAGCAGCCTTTGTAGCCTCTGTATTTTCAGTATCAGCTACACTATCTAAAGCATTCTGCCTATCTATCTCTATTTTAGCTAGAGCTCTCTCATTAGCATCCTCTATTAATAGTAAAGCATTCTCTTGCTGCATAGTTAGTAACTTCTTTGCCTCAACTTGTTGCTCTTTAGCTCCCTCCATTCTTATTTTAAGCTCCTCATCAGTTTCACCTTTTATTCTTTGTAAGTTAAAGTCTGTAAGTGCTTGTAAGTCTAATTTTTCAGATGCTATTCTCTCTTTTTCTTTTGTCTTTTTATTTGCTGCTATCTCATTAGTTAAAGTCTCCATCTCAGTAGCTAGTCTTTTCTGAGTTTGAAAAGATGCAGTTTGTAGGTTAATTAACTCTACTTCTAAAGCTGCTAGCTTATCTAAATCCTCTGCCATATTTTCAGATAAATCCATAGTCTCATTCTGTATCTTAATCTTCCTTTTTTGCATTGCTATAACATCTTCAGTAGTTTTCTTCTCTAAGTCGTTAGCCCTCTGTACTGCTGCTAGCCTCTCCTCTACTGTTTTAGTCTCATCTAAAGCATCTAATCTAGCTTTTTGTATATCTTGCCTAGTCTGTGCTCTTACTTTACTAAATTCTCTCTCCTCATCTTTTAGCTGCTGAGTTAATCCTTTTAACTTCATAGCAGCAGTTACATCCTTCTCTATCTCATCACCTAAAGCCTTAAAACCAGCAGCCATTTTACCAGTAAAATCATCTACTCCCGTAGCTGTTTGTATCATACTCTCGCTAAAGTCAGCAGCTCCAGCCTTTACTCCCTCCCAGTCTAAACTAAAGGCTGCTTTTATTGTATCACCTAACGCACCAAAAGTATCAAACAATCCCTCAACTCTATTTACTATATTAGTCTTTATAGCCTCCCATAAATCAGCTATAGCTTGTTTAGGGTTTTCAAAAGCACCTACTATTATCTCACCAAAGCTAGAGAATAAATCAGTAATAACATTAACTACTGCACCTACTCCAGCCATAGCTCTCTCTAACATCTCAGCACCCCTCTTAGTATTCTTAAAGTATGCAAATAAAGAGGCTATAACTACTACAAAAGCACCTATTCCAGTACTAATTAAACCAGCTTTAATAGAGCCAAATAATAGCTTACTCATAGCTTTTACTTTAAGCATAGCTCCTCTTACAAAATTCATAGCACCCCCTAGTAAAGTAGTCTCTGCTGCTGCTCCTTTAGTTTCACTACCTAGAGCATTCATATCTTTACTAGCTTTACTAGTCTCTGCTACTACTTTTAATATAACCTTCTCAGCCATTGTCTTTTATCTTTTAATTTATAACTCTTTAAATCTAACTTATCAGTATTATTAATTACTAGCTTAATATAACTAGCATTTAATATAATATCATTTTTTATGCTGATAAATCTACTCCAGTTTTTATCTCTGTTAAATTCCATTGTATAGCCCATTTTAAATCTCTGTTATTCCTTCCTACTAATTCTAAATATAAATACTCTCCAGTAGTTTTAGCCTCAATACTCCAGCCAGATACAGTACCAGAGCTAACCTTTAAAGTTTTTATCCTCTCTATAGTTAAAGTACCTCCTATATTTACTACTGCTCCCTCCTCGTGCCATTTTCTAAAATCTCCTTTATCTCCAGAGCCAGTACCTCCAGTCCTTACTGCTAATACATCAGCACTAAAAGAGATAATAGTATTTTCTGGTACTTTAATCATAGTAGCACCATCATTATTAAGATAAGAGATAGTAGGAGTAGCATCTGTAGTAGCAGCAGCAGCCATAACTTGTACAGCTTGCCTCTCGCCTAGCTCATCAGATATATCATTACCTCCTAATACTTTACTATTATGATAGACTACTTCTCCTTTAGTACCAGATACTATAGAGCTAGTTACATACTCATTAATAGCATTATTCTTACCAGTTATTAAGCACCTATTAGCTCCAGTCCTTTTAATATTACTAGAGCCAGCCTCTATAACATTATCTATCTTCTTTAAATCAGTTTTTTTAGCTGTTATCCAACATTTACTATCTATATAGTTAAATCCATAGCCTTTGCACTCATCTTCTGTAGGAGCTACCTCTACTAACTCATATCTACCACTTACAAGCTGATACTCCTCAAAAATAACCTCACTAAGAGTAGTAATTTGTTTAGGCTTTACATTATATCCTATCTTAAAATCCATTTATAAATCTTTTATAGTTATTAATTGTAATTTACTCATAGCTCCACTTTTATACTCTATCTTTTTTATCCTATAATTCTTATTTTTAATTCTTATAATATCATTATAATTTAAAGTAGATAAATCCTTAGCAGTTAAAAGTATATTCATCTCTGCTATCCTGGTATCTTTATGATAAAGCTCATCTATATACTTTGCCCAGTAAACATTATACAAGCTATTTAGTACATCAGCTCCAGTTATATCATAATTAACTACTCCAAAATCTACCGATAAAGTGTTAGCAGTAGTAGGATATTCATTAGTAGGAGAGAATAATAAATAATCAGTAGATGTAAAAGCATAAGAAACAATATCATCAATAGTCATAGACTGTACTCCAACATCATAAAGCATCCTCCATTTATTTTCCCAGTCAGCGTTATAATCATTATCTATAATCATAGGGCATATTACCTCTCTATCCTCAAATCTATTAATATAAGTACTAGAGAATTCTTTAACCTCTATATCTTGCTCGGCATTATCAAAAATCTCTATATCATTTACTTGCTTATAAGGATATCTCCAGATATTAGGATAGTTATGATTAACAGTTATCCAGTCTGCATCATCAGTAGCTAGCTTAAAAGTTAATCTCTTAGCCAGCCCATCAATAGGAGTATATTTAATATCAGTATCATCTACTTTATTAGTCCAATCCAGTTGATTACCAGCATCTACCCAATCTTTATAAGGCTCTATAGATAGGTTATTAGGATTATTCTCATCCGACATTATAAGTAAATTGTACTTAGTAATTATACCTTTTAAAAAGTCCCATTGACTAGTATTACCTTTATAACTTGCTAAGCTATCATTAACAAAAGTAGTCTCACTAGCTACATAGTATCTTAAAAAGCTATTACTATCTAAAGTAACACTACCAACACCATTAACCTCTATTTTAACCTCTATAGTATCTCCTGGGAACAAACCAGCTACTACAACATTAACATATATTCCTAAATAATTAGAAATTGCGCCATTATAAAGATACTGAGATAAAACACCATTTTTAAATATTCCTAAAGTTACATTATTACTAGTCTGAGTAGATACAAAATCTAAAGAGGTCTCTATCTGTACTACACTAACTCCAGGAGTAACAGTAAAAACCTTAGTAGAAGTATCATAGTAATTACTACCTACTATATTAACGCTATTATCTATATTATCAAAATCTAAAGTAGTAGATAATACGCCAGTATATGTAGTAGTATTATTATTATAAATCTTAAAAGAGCCTACTCCCCAGGTCGGCATACTCCAGCCTTTATTAAAATCTACAAATAATTTAGTAAAAGTAGTAGTATTAAAAAAGTTAGAAGTAAAAGAGTAGCCAGCATCTCTCAATATATTCTGTATTATATACTTTAAATTTACGAATGGTCTAAATATATCACTTTTACTATTAGCTACTATACTAGAAGTACCCATATTAACAAAGCTATCATTATTCCATTTTACAAAAGGATATTTTAATACATCAGTAGTAGTACCAGTACCAGCAAAGCTATCAGCTGGAAGAGTAGCATCTACAGTTAAATTACCAGTCCAACTATCCTTTATATTATCCTCATCAAAAGTATGGTCTAGCTCTGACAAGTCTAAATCTCTCATTATTTTACTACTTAAAGTATCTTTTAAGTTTACGCTCTCACTAAAAATAGTAATTTCATAACTTAGCTCAGAGCTTTTATCTACTATCTCATTAAGTTGTAAATAGCCAGAAAATATATCTATTCCATCCTCCTTAATTTTTACCTTAGTTTTGAGATGAGTATTAAAATCACTATCAGCAGTAATCTCATAAATATTATTAAAGAATAAATTATTAATTTTAGTACCTGGTATATCAAAACTCTTAGAGTAGCTACTAGCCTTCTCAGCTACATTAGTAAAATCATCTACATTTAATACTAAAGGTATAGGCTCATTTTTATATAAGTCTAGTATTACCTCTCCAGTAGGATAAGATAAAGGCTCTGTAGTGCCCTGAGGATATGCTATTAGCTGTAAATTCATTTATGCTCTTTGTGTTCTTTTATTAATACTATACTCAATATCTAATTCATACTGAGCTACTTTATCATTAGCTCTAGTATATCTATCATAACTCTTAGAGGTTACTACTACTGGAGTTAAATACTTACCATACTCAGCACCATAAGTAGCAGTATCAGAGCTAATAAAATCTCCTAATATATAAACTTCTGGAGATATAAATAACTGCTCTAACCAGGCAGCCTCATCATCTGTATCCATCCAATCAGAATTAAGGCTAATAGTTTCAGTAGCATTAGTATTTAATACTCCTCTACCTCTATCAAATCCATTCTTACTAAAAGAGCTAGCATTCCAGTTACCCTTAATTTTACTATACTCAGCTCTAGTAATATTAGTACTTCTTATATTCTTTTTAGTAAAAGTATAATAATCCCATACTCCATACTTATTTAACCAGGTTAATCTAATCTTCTCAAAACCTTTACAGTCTGCATTTTTTTTATAATAAGAGTAGCCAGCGGATACTGCTGTAGCGCCTACTAGGTACACATCATACCTATACCAGTTAGATGGTATAGTAACTCCAGCTCCTAGCATATTAGCAGTACCTACTCCCACGTGCTGCATTTGTCTAGTGCTCCAAGTTAAAGCAGTATCATTATAACCAGGATAGCCTCCAGTAGTACCAGATAAAGTATAAGAGCTCATAGATATCCAAGTACCATCAATATCGTAAAAATGAGTTTGACAAGCTATAGCATCCGAGCCTTTAGAATGGCTAGGAAAGTACCCATTTAAAAATGATAAAGTAGCATACTCTTTATCTCCTATATATTGCTTATCAGAAGGAGCATCAGTTAAAAATAAAGCAGTATCATTATCAGTAATAAAATCTTTATTATTCCAATTTTCTAAATCTATACCATACTCATCCGATATATTTACCTCTTCATTATTATAAGCTACTCCATTCCAAAAAAGATAATTAGAGCTAGTTAGCTCATTAAGGTACTGAGTAGGAGCATCTGTAGCATTAGCGCTATACTCCTCACCCCATTTAATAGTAAGCCTTCTAATACTATTAGTAGCTACACTAAATTTATCAGTCAACTGTAAAGGATGAGTTAAAGTAGCACTAGCATCTATTCCTTTAAATTCAGACTTATAAGAAAAATCATAAGAGCCTAATCTATCTGGGCTTACATACTGCTCTAGTATTTTACTAATATCTATTATACCATTACCAGTACTATTAGGAGAAAATTTAAGCCTCATCTCATAAGTATTACCAAATATACCTATATATAAATCTGCTATATACTTAAATTTATAATTCCCAGCATAGTTAGTACTACTGATAGTAAATACCCAATCAGTACCAGCTGGCATCTCTTTGTATGCTACATCTTGCTCTAGTGTTATTGCCATCTTATTTTATATTATCTTTTAATGTTATCTTCATAAATTTTGCTACATCTTTAGCGTAAGCCTTTATTATATCTTTATTAATTCTCTTATAGTGCATCTTAAAAGCATCTCTAAAAAACCAAGTAGGCTCTACTCCATAAGCTCCTATATGCTTAGCAATACCAAAAGCGGCAGAGTTTATATTAGTATCAGTCTTAGCTTTAAATCTACCAGTACCCTTAACCTTAGTACCATCTTTTTTGGTATAGCCCATATCTCTAATCTTAATAGGCTTAATCCTTATCCATTTAGCTATAGCACTTACTGGAGGCATCTTACCAGGCTTTCTACCTTCCTCTACATACTTAAAATAATCAGCAGCCTCAAATCCTAGCTCTAATCCTCCAGACTTATAAACCTTTAATTTATAACCTAAGCTATTACTTAATTTAGCCTCCTTAGTATTTTTCTTCCTTCTCTTTAAATAGAATTTAGCTCTATGTATTACTTTCTTAGCAAACTTCTTAAATTCTAACTCTGTACTTTTAATACTAAATTTAGTAGCCATAATTAATTAAAAAAATATGTATTTATATATATCATTCTTGTTATGTGCTCTTTACTATGCTCTTTTTATTTTTACTATCTTTATATCTTACTCATTCTCATTAACTTACAGACTTCTCAGCTATGCTCTTTTACTATGCTCTTTTTTTTTATTATTTTGAGCAGTTATTAAATCCTCCATCTACAAAATTAATACCATCAAAAGTATAATTAAAGCTATCACAAGCTCCATAATTATGAGGCAAAGTTATAGAGTAGCTACAATTCCAGCCAGATACTACATTGTCAAAACGCTCAGTAAAAGGCTCTAGGCTAAATTCATTATCCTCTTGCATATAATCTCCTAAATTATCTACTAGCTTTTTACCATTTTTAAACTCTGCTAATATATCAGTTAATATAATTAGAGTATCAGATAATACCTCTTGCTCATTACTCTCATCATTCTGTACTAAATCCATAGCCAGTATGTTAAAGTTAAAAGTTAAAGCTCCAGTATCAGCAGCTACAGAAGTAGGTACTATATGCACTAAAGGATATTTAACAGCTCCAGAAGTATCTATATTCTCTATGTCTCCAGTACTTACAGTATGCACAAATCCGTGTGCTTGACTAATACAGGCTAGAGTATCTATTACATTATTATAAGTCTTATTCATTTAATTACTTTTTTTATTCCTCTCCTCTTCCAGCTCTATCTCCTTAGTATAGGCTAGCCAGTTAAGGCAAGTATTAACATTCTCTTTAGTTACTTTATTCATTTTTAGCATATCTCCTCCAGCTATTTTATGTATCAATATATACCATCCGTACTTACTACCTATAGTAGCTCCTTCTCTCTTATACTCTTCTTCTTCCTCAATACTTTGTTCTCCTCCTCCAAAGATGATAGCATAGTTGTTATATGTTTGCTCCCTATAGTGTAAAAAAAAACCAGGCTACCATAAATAGTACCTATACTCATATTATTTTTAAAGAGCTCTCTCCTCTCTTTTATATCATCTAGGCTATAAGGCTCTATCTGGTATTTATCTCCTTCTCTCTTTATAACTCTTCTGTATAATATAGCTAGTATCTTATCCAAGTTATTCCAGCTATCCTGGAGGTAATTATCTAAGTCGCAAAACTCACCAAAAGTAAGAGCATCAAAATCTGGTATAAATCCATAAGCAGTACCATCTACATCTATAATCCTTTTTAACTCAGTACTAGGCATAGTAGCAGTTAAAGTAGATAGCTCTGCATAAGCCGTTTTAAGATACTTTAAAGGGACTTTACTAAGTGTACTAACATCTATACCCACTAAAGCCTCTAAAGTCTTTATAACAGCCTCTATCTCATTACTACTATCATTCTCTAAAGCTATCATTAGCTTACTATACTGCTCTAGACTTACCTCACCCCAGGAAGTAGGCAGCTCATATTTAGTAGCTACCCCATTATTATCTAACTCTAATACTCTCATTTTATATAAATATAATTATTTTAAATACAATATATTAACTATTTTAAGAGCCTCTAATCAATTAACATAGCTCTACAGTACTACACTATTAAAAAACTCTATTACTTAATTAGAGTAAATTTACTAGGTTAGCGTACTGAGTATTTACCTCTACTTAATCCTAGCTCATAGTAGCACCTCATCATTAACGCATCAGAATAATCAGGACTTCTACCTATTAAGTCTTTTATCTTATCCTTACTCATTATAGCTAGCTTAGTATCTTTATCCATATTAACTCTCCTTACTTGCTCTAGCTCTTGTATCATAGCCTCCTTAAATCTAATATCATTAGTGCTTATACCTATCTGCCCTTTATTAATTAAATCAGCCAGCTTATAATAGCATTGAGTTTTTAAGTTAGTATAATTCTCACCTCTAATAGCTTTACTATTATTTACAAATCCTTTACATCTTAATATATCTTTAGCTCCTCCTCCTACTCCATCCTCATCTACTATAATATTACTTAGCTTAACTCCTTCTCTCTGCTGTATCTCTTTAATCTTATTAGCTACATCTACCATACTACTCATATCTAGTACTACTATCTCAGCTACTTGTAGCCCATTCCATAAATATATAGCAGTCTTATCTTTACCAAATCTAGCAATATCAGCAGTTATATACTTATCTCCAGTAGGTACTACATTACTAAAAGTATTTATGATAGCATCATACTCTATTAAAGCATCCTTACTATCATCATACTCCCAATCTCCTCTAAGTAGTCTAGCCTTACTTATCTCATCTAGTTTATTAAGCTGAGCTGTATAGTGTTTACTAATATGCTTGTTATCTGATACTAGAGCCTGGATAAATTTCTTATGCTGAGGCAGTGTATTATCTCTACTATTCTTATAGATATTATATACCCATCCTTTAGCTGGGTTACAGCTCATATATAACTTAGGTATTAATCCGTACTCATCTAGCTTATATCTTAGCCTAGAGCTTAGTACATTCTTAGCCTTCTCAGTTATCTGGTTAGCCTCATCTATACAGGCATAAGTTAGCTCTAAACTTCCTAAGCTATCAAAGTTAGCATCTGAAGGATATAAGAATAAATCCTTTAATAGTATCTCACTATCATTATAAAACTTTATTATATTACTCTGAGCATTATAAGTATAGTGCTCTCCAGCCTTAATATCCCATTGGCTGCATACATCAAAGAAGGTATTTAGTGTAGTCTTTTTAAGAGCATCTAATTTACTCCTACCTATTAAGCCTCTTACTCCTGGATATTTTAAGCTAGTTATAATAGCATAGGCTACCAGTAAAAAACTCTTACCTCCTCCAGCCGCTCCTCCATATAGTAGCTCTGTAGTAGTATCATCAAACATATACTTAAGAGCTTGTTTCTGCTTAGAGGTTAAGTCTGGATTAATATCTATCATCTCCTTTTACGAATTATTAAGCAGAATATAAATAGTAATACTAGCAGTTTGGAGTCTCATCTAAATTAATATTAATCTTAATCCTCTCACCTTTACTAGTTATATCTTGCTCTTGCCTCTCCACATATCCTCTGCTCTTAGCCTTAGTCTTTAAGAAAAATAATATACTAACTGGATTACCCTCCTTTATTAACTTCTGTAGCTGGCTCTCAGCATCATCTATTAAGCTCTCCTGTATCTCATCTACTACAAACTTAAAAGCATCTTCTTTATACCAATCATAATAAGCCCTCCTACTACAGCCTAAGGCTTTACAGGCTCTACTAACATTACCAGCATTCTTAGCTAGTAATTCTAAAAATTTCTCTTTGTCTTTATCTGAGTACATATCTATTCTTTTTTATAGTGTAAGGTTTGTTATTTTATCTCCTATATATAAATATAAATAAGTAGCTATTATTCAGCATAATAATCTACTCCTACAGCATACCTCTTTTTATCATACTTCTTAGCATCTGCTACTTCACTTCTTTTAGGTTGTATATACTCATATCCGAACTGCATAAAGTAAGTTAAATCTTCAGTTATTATCTTAGGTAATTTAATAGGCTTACTTATATACTTCTCTTTAGGTGCTCCTTTATATCTTAATCTCATATATTTTTTATTAAAACAATTTATATTCGGTTTCTTTTATTCTTTGCTCTGCAATCTTAAAATACTTCTCATCCTGTTCTATTCCTATAAAGTTTCTGTTAGTATTCTTTGCGGCTACTCCTGTACTTCCTGAACCCATAGTTAAATCAACTACTAAATCATTCTCATTACTAAAGGTTTTTATTAAATCTTCTAATAATAAAACAGGCTTTTGCGTTGGATGATGTCCTTCATAATCTTTTTTATATTTAAGAATATTGCTTTTGTATTTATTACCATCCCATAAATTAAAAGTACTTGCAAATTTTATTTTAAAATCATTGTCAATACTTTGCAAATAACCAAACTCTTTAAAACCTTGCATTTTATCTATTTCAAAATACCTAATTAAGTCTTTGTAAGTTTCTAAAGTACATAAATCAAATTGAGAACTTTTAAATCTAAAAACGTGGTCTGCTCTTTGCCCTACAACTTCCATTATGTATTTTTTAGTACCTCCAATAAATTCAAATACTTGTTTAAAATATGGTCTTAAAGGGTGCAATCCTTCAAACTCGTTATTTTTACTAAAAGCTAAAACATCCTCTATATAACTTACGGGTGCTTTATTACACATTAATACATTACCAAAACTATCTTTTTCCCAAACCATTCTATAATTAAATGGTATGTTTGGTATTGCTTCACTAATTAGTTTAGTCGTGTAAGGTTCTTGGCTAAATAAAATCATTTTTCCGTTTTTTCTTAATATACGGTTTGCAATTTCATAAACTTTTTTAGGGTGTATAGTTGTATCCCATTCTGTTTTAGATTTATCCCAAGTGCTTGGTGCGTTTTTCATATTTCCATAAGGTAAATCAGTCAATATTAAATCAACGCTACCGCTTTCTATTTTATCGCTTTCTATTAAGCAATCGCCTTTGTATAATTTAATCATTTATCTTTAATATTATTTAACTTATCTATCTCAAAATTAAGATGGTTTATTGCCTTCTTAATATCATCTATCTCCTTATCTATCTGGCTTAGGCTATTACTACTTTTAACTCCAGCTCTGAGGAGGTAAGATACTGCTACTCCACTATTATAAGATAGGTTATAATCTTCTACTACCTTCCTAGCCTCATAGCCATATACTGAGCCTATATAATAATTAGGTATTTTACTCATCTTTTAATCTATTCTTTAATTTATTATTATTTTTCTTTACTGAGATAGTATCTAAATATAAAAGTATAAATAAGATAGCTATAAAAATTACTGTTATTATTCCAATTATTTTAAATATCATATCTCTTTATATTTAGTTAATTTATCTATTATCTCACTATCAGTATATACCTTCCTAGCACCTTTATAAGTTTCTGGATTATATAAGCTCTTTACTTCTACTATCTCATCTTTAGAGTTGAAGTATAGTACCCAGCCTCTACCTATTCCAGAGCTATCTACAGCTCCCTCAGTTTTTTTAATCTCATTTATTAAGCTCATAGTATTTTTTATATAGTTTAGCTATTCCATTATATACATCAGATAAACAAGCTCCACAGCTAGTACTTAGTTTATACTTCTTATTACCTACTCTATTCCAGAAGGCTACAGCATCCTCTTTTTGCTGCTTACTAGCTGCTCTACCAGTCTTTATATTATTCCAGATAGTATCTACTAGCTTTATATCTTCTTTGCTTAAATCCATTATTTACTCCATTTATTTTCTGGGCAGCTCTCAGTACTCCATTTAGCTTTTACCTCAATCGGACAGCCGCACTTATTACAATCATCAGTATCTACATTATAAAAAGGACAGGCTAAGCAAGTTAATACTCTACTATCATATACCTCCTTAGAGCTCTCTATAAATCCTCCAGCTGCAAACTTAGCAGCAGCTAAAGTAAAATTACTCAGTTTCTTTAATTTGCCTGGCTTTTTCATTTATATTATCTTTTATATAGTCTTTTACTCTCTTAATAGTATTAAAAATACTGGAGCGGCTTATACCAGTCTTATCACTTAAAGTATCTAAAGTATAAGAGCCTTTATAATAGGTTAAAAATAACTCCCTATCATACCAGTATAAATCCTCTATTAGCTCCTCAATAGCATCCAGCCTAATATGAGTACTACTCCTCTCATCATCTCCTGGCTTATTCTCGTAATAATCTGGAGAGTATGTAGCAGCAGAATTATTACTATCTACTAGCTCATAGTATTTATTATATTTATAGTAGTATCTACTAGTCTTACTCTTAATATTAAGATTAATAATCCTTATTACATACCATAATAATCCTCCTTTATTATATATATCCTGTAGAGTTTCTTTAGGCATTTTTAATACTGCCTCCATAGTCATCTGTACAACATCACTAGCCTTATCCTCATCATTACAGATATTAAGAGCTACATCCTTAAATTTAATATAACCCTCTTCTAAGGCTTTATATACATCTTTATTATTCATTAGTAGGCTCTACTATGTTAAGGCTCTCTAAACACTTAGAGGCTGCTTTAAGCACCTCAGAGTAGTATATATTGCATAGCTCATTATTATCCTTATTCTTTAATCCAGATATAAAGCCAGCTACTGCATAAGTTAAGCTAGTAGGTATAACTCTTAGCCATTCATAAAAAAATATATCTCTCTCCTCACTAAAGCTATTAGAGTAGTCTATAATTACTAGCATTATATCCTCTAATAATCTATAATTATCATCACTAGGATTAAGTTTACTCAGTGCATTATCTATACTCTGATAATACTTAAGCATAATAACCTTATGCTCAGCAGATACGAATATAGTATCTTCCTCTAATTTAGAAAGGTAAGTCAGTTTCCTCATTCTTAGTACTTGCATTATCATTATTAGGTTTTACATATACATCTGATAGAGCTGCTGAGAAAAATTTACCATTTTGCCCCTCTTTAATCCAGAGAGCTATCTGCTGCTCAGTACCATCTTGTAATAATATCTTACCTTTATAATCTGGCTGGTTATCAGTAGTCTTATAATCATTCTTAAAGATACTACCATTACCAGGTTTATGCTTAAATTCTGCCATTTTATTATTTTTTAAATTATTAGTACTACAAATATACCTACTACCTATCTTAATTAAATCTAATTTATCAACTAATACTAACAGATTATCCTTACTCATCTGTTAATACTACAATACTTCCTTCCTCACTCCAGTACTTCTCAGCAGTTAAAGAATATACATAACTATCCTCATCTAGTAGAGCATCTAAAAAAGCCTTAGCTAGATTATCTATGTCTGGTTTCTGCTTATGAGGTTTACCTAGCATTAAAGCTCTCTTCTTTTTACTCCAGCTTTTAGCCATAGGAATAAAAAAGATTAAGCTAACTTTATCTCCTGGAGTATATTCTAGCTTATGAGCTTGCCTCTCTAACTCATTACAAAAGCTCCAGTATTTAAGTACTATAGGTCTCTTCTTCCATCTATCAGCTCTAGTCATTCTAGGCTTAGGGCACGGCTTTATATTAAATTCTAATCTCATATTAAAATATCTCAGTTTGTATTACTGGATTATATGCAGCATTATAATTTTTATTATCTCCTTTAGGATATGTAAGGCTAGTGTATTTTAAATTTTTCGTTATATCTCTTTTATCTCTTTTATTAGCTGATATAAAAACATATCTATTTTTAGGTTTAATATCTACTTTTTTTAACTCTAGCTTTTTAATTATGTCCTTAACATCTGCAACCCATTCAAAATCCAGCATAACATCATCAAAAGTATCATCTAAATTTAGTAAGTCTTTTAACTTCATCCAATCATCTACTTTAACAAAACTAAATCCTCCATCAGTTCTAAACCAATGGGCAGCAGTATCTTTATATCCGAATATTTTATCTAGTTTTTTAGCATTTAACTCCCCTTTGTTTTCTCTAATATAATTAGCCATATCAATTCTATTTATTTTATCTTCGTTTAATCTCCTTTTAACTATAGTAAACTCATCATTAACTACTCTATTTATTAAAACTACACTTCTCTTACTGGGCTTTTTTGTTAAAAAAGCTCCTCCCCTTGCATTATTATATGGTACTGGAGTTTTAAATTGTTGGTAAGTTAAATCTATAATCTCATTTTTATCATTTTTTAAAAACCAATGAGTAGAATTTTCGTGCTTTATATGATAAATTTTAAGTTTCTCAGTAGATAGATGGTAATAAGTTTCGCTAGCTACATAACAATGTCCAGTAAATTTATTTTTATCTAATATATTTAGGTATTCTTTTTTTAATAAATCATCTGACAAATTGTTAATTATCCTTTTTTTTATATTTATGCTATTATTTAGTTTCTTTTGTGTATGTCCGATATTCCTAAAATGAAACTCTTTACCATCTTTATCTATATACTGGATAACATTACTACTCAATCCAGTATAAATAAAATTAGTAGCTTGATATATATAGCCATTATGATACATATTATTGTCAGAAAATGAAACTATAATTTTAGGCTTAGGTAATTGACTAATAGCATTACTTACAAAATAACTTAGAGCATTTTTATCTAAATCATCATTACTAACTAATCTATTAAGCTCTAGAACTAAACTTTTATATTTAGCACCAGCAATACTCTCACATAAAGTACTGCTAGGAGGCATACCAAAAGTACACACTCCTACTAAAATATTACAATTATACAAGCCAAAAGAATATGATATGCTAGGTAGTCTTTTTGCATAGTGCTTTTTTAATAGCCACTCATAAGTTAGCTCTTTTTTTATGCTCAGTACTTTGTATTTATTTTTTATACTCATATTAAAAAGGTTTAAAATCTTCACTTGTAAAATTAGAGGTAGCTCCTCTAAAGTCTAGCATAGCAGTACCTAAACTACCAGCTCTATTCTTTGCTACTATTACCTCTGTAGTAGTATCATTATTTTTAGCATAGTAGCCATCTCTAAATATAAATAGTACCTTATTAGCATCTTGCTCTATAGCTCCAGATTCTCGTAAATCGGATAACATAGGGCGTTTATTACCTCTACTCTCTACTGCTCTACTAAGCTGGCTTAAGCAAATAATAGGTATATCTAACTCCTTAGCTAAGGCTTTTAATTGCCTACTTATAAAGCTTATCTGCTGCTCTCTATTTTGCTGCTTATTAGTTTTATCTCCTCCAGATAATAGCTGTATATAATCTATAATAATCATATCTATTTTACTCTTATGATTGAGCTTTTTAGCTACATTCTTTATACCAAATAAATTAGAAGTTTCAGCATCTACATTAAGTAAGCCAGAGTTAATAATAGCAGCAGTATCATTATATACTCCTTTATACTCCTCATCTGTTAGCTTGCCTCTATGTATTCTATCTCCTTCTATACCAGATAGATTAGATACTAGCTTTAATCCTAGCTCAGTAGCAGTCATTTCTACAGAATACATCAGTACCCTCTTCTGCTGTTTTACAGCCTCTAGCATAAAGTTAAGAGCTAGAGTAGTCTTACCCATTCCAGGGCGTGCTGCTAGTATTATTAACTCTCCTTTACCAAATCCATTAGTAAGCCTATCTAAGTCATTAAATCCAGTAGATATACCAGTACAGCCTCCTTTATTCTGGCTAGCCTCCTCAATAGCAGTAAAAGTATCTTTAAATAGAGTAGTAGTATTTACTATAGTTTCCTTAGGAGCTGCACCTACCTTATCAATATAGCTACTTACCTCAGCAGTTAAATCAAAAATATCAGTATCTAAGTTAGCAGCCTTCTGCATCTTATTTATTCCAGCTAGCATATCTCTCCTCATCTCCAGCTCCTTTAATACTCTACAATAATCTGGTAATACCATCTCATCAGCAAACTCTCCAGCTATCTCAGATATATATATTAAATCTACTTTACCTTTAAGCTCAGCAGCTACTAGGCTCATATCAGGAATTTTACTAGCATTATATAAATCTATACAAGTTACATATATAAGCCTATTTTCATTAGTATAAAAACTGCTAGGCTGTAGTACTGAGGCTATAATATGTATAGCCTCTGTAGTATTCATTAAAGCAGATAGTACCTTACTCTCTAAATTCTTATCATTAGGTATATTTATCATATTAATTTTTTAATTGTTTTTAAAGGCTTATAAATAATATCATTCTTATTATATGCTCTTTTTATATTTTTACTATGCTCTTTTTTATTTTGCTCCTGGTATTTATTCCAGCTAACTATCTTAATATGAGTATGATAGGGAGTACTTTTAGTACTTATCATCTCTGCTCTTTTTAGCCTCTTAAGTATGCTCCTTACTTTGCTTACCTTCATACCTAAGCTATCAGCTAAAGTCTGTAAAGATACTAAACATTCTCCAGCTTTTACAGAGCATAGCTTACCTTTATAATTCCAGCTATTTTCAGTATGATTAGTTCTAATAAGGAGCTCCAGCCATAAGTGCATAGCAGAGCTATCCTTATATAGTTTAGTATCTTTAATCTTCCTATGCAGCTTAATAAAGCCCTTACTCTGCATAACTATAAGTATTCCTATGCTCTACACTAAAAGAATAATTAAAGCTCTTAAAAGCCTCCTTAAGCTGCTTAATAGCCTTATCTAAGTCTGCTGTATATATATGAGCCTCAGAGTAGCCTATCTTAAAGCTAATCATAAAAGAGTTATTAGTATCAGATACTATACCAGCCTCAGTAATTATCCTAGTCATCTCTTTATTAGTCATAGCAGCGTTATCCACTCCTACATAACTAGCCTTAATATTATCGTAAAGCTCCCTATACTCTCTCCAGTAGTTATAATTATCTCTATGCTTACCCTCATAGTGATACATATTAGTTCTATCTCTACCTAAGTATTTAGCTATATCTGTATAGTGATATTTGAGCTCAAAATTTAAGAAGTTAGCCAAAGCCATCCTACCACATATTAAATCTCTTCTCCTATTATTACCTAATAAAGCGGCTTTATCTACATCTATTAAAGCTGAGGTTAAAGAGGCTAAATCCTCCATTATCTTTTTAGTATTCTTAATCATTTTTATTATTATTTTCTGTTAGCATTCTAGTTAAAGTATCTTTTTGCTTTTTAGTCATTTTATAATTATGCATTTTAGAAGATACAGCTGAGCCTTTACCAGTGTTAATAAATTCTAACATAATATTATAAATATCTACAGTCATAGTGGGCTTAGCTTTAACTGCTGGCTTTACTTCTTTAGGATTAGTAGTACTATCAGCATCTTTAGTATCATCTAATAAAAATAGATTACCTAAAGCGTACTTTTTAGCGTAAGAGCTACTACTACCAAAACTCTGGGCTATATCCATTCCTTTACGCTCTGGATTAATACCAGCCTGAGCCTCTACAAACATAGTCTTATCTCCATCTGAGATAGTAACTCTAGAAGTTAATACTAAATATCCAGCTATCTCATTAGTAACCTCTGTTATAGTCAGATGACAATTATATTTTTTTAGTAAAGGCTTTAAAGCCTCTAGTATATCCTCAGCACTTCTGTACTTGTATTTACCAAAGGAATTAAATTGGTTTTTAGGAGCTTTTAGCTCACTTTGTATAGCTACTAAGTAGTCTATTTTTTTAGTTTCTTTTGCCATTTTATTTATTTCTTTTAATTATTAATTTACTTATTTTCTCCAAATTTGTTTTTAAGTTACCAGCCTTCTCATCTAGCCAGTTAAATACTATATGATTATTAGCCATTAGCTCAGAATATAGTAAGGAATACATAGCCTCACTATCTCCATTAGTTTCACGCATTAACCATTTTTCAAAAGCACGATATTTTTCTAGTTTTTTCATTTTCTTAATTATTTAATTTAATAGAGATAATCTCTTTACCTCCTTTATAGATAGGAGCTGTTATTAGCTCTCCAGTTTCTAAATCTATTACATCTACCTTTAAAGCAGCCTTATGCTTATCTTTAAGAGCTTTTAACTCTATCTCCTTAGCTACTACTTCTGGTATATTAGAGTAGTCATATCTTCCAGCACTACTCTTATTAGTTATCTCAGCATCTGCAAAGGTAAAAGTTTTACCATACTTAGTAGCCTCATCTATTACCATATCAGATATATTAGCCTTAGCCTTCTTAACTATCTCCTCTAGCTTTTTAAGGCTTACAATAGCCTCTAAAGGGTTTATATCTCCATTATTTACAGAAGTAGTAATATTTGCTACTACCTCAGCTACTTTAATTGTCTTTAGTATCTCCATTATTCAGTATCTATTTTACAGCATTCTTTAGAGCAGTAGTAACTATAATCTCCTACCTCCTCATTACAAGCTCTACAAGTTTTAACCTTCCTATTATTATCCATCTCATTATATTGCTCTACTATATACTCCTCAATCTCTCTAAATATCTCACTATCATTATCAGCCTTTATACCTAAAGCCTCAGCTATTTTATCATATACCTTACTATCGTTAAGTATATTACTTACTATCTCTACTCTATCCATTTTCTTAAATTAAATTAGTTAATATCTCTAAAAATAAGCATCCTAAAGCTAAACTCATAGCAAAAAATACTATAATATCTAGTAAACTATATGCTACCTTATTTAGTTTATCTATTATAGGAGTATTGCTAATATACTCAAAAGAGTACTTTAAATCAAACTCTCTATTTATTAATTTTCTCCTTAGTATCTCATCATAATTAAGATACTCTACTACTTCTGTTTTTAAATTGGTAACTTTGTAATTTTTCAAAATTTTATATACCTATATTAAGCGTAAAGGGTTTTATACTATAAAAAAAGGTAGATAACTTAATATCTACCTATATTATTTATTTTATTATATTCATATAAATTAAATACTCCTCTTTTACTTCAAATATGTGAGGTAATATAGCTAAAGCTCTAGTATCATTATCACATTCTTGTAAAACAAAATCAACTACTCTACTCTCTGAGTACCCATTCATTAATTTGTTAATTGCTAATTCAATAATTTGTAAATTTCCCATTTTTTTATTTTTTAATTAATTTAATTTTATGTTGACAAAACTAAACCTTTTTATTTAACTACCAAACTTTATTAACATAAATTTAATAAATATTTATTTACTAGATAAGGATATAAAAAAAAGAGCCTATAAAAGCTCTTTAATTTTGGTATATGTTAGTATTAAAAACTTCTAAAAGCCTCTTAAAAGCATTTAAAATAAGTTTACTAGAGAGGCATAGGCTCTAAAATAGGTAAATTACCATTATCTAATATTACTCCTACTGCTACTATAGGCTTTTTAGTAAAATTCTTAGCATAGTTTGCAGCATAGCTATTACTATCAAAAGCAGCTCCTAGCTGCATACTCCATAAGAGGCTATCCTTATTAGCGTGATATATTATACTAGTTTCAGTATGTATATGTCCCTGTACAATTTTAGTGTTCCAGTTAATAGCTCTATTTATAGCTCCATTCCTACCACTACTACCAGTACCGTGTATATACTTTACTCCATCTATATCAAAACTATCAGCCCAAATCCAGCCTGGAGTACCTAATACATCATTAAAATCCTTAAGCCATTTTTGAGATAATCCAGAGGCTACTAGTTTCCTAGATATGATGGCGTCGTGGTTTCCTATGCAAATCGTTGCTACTCCCCATTCCTCCCAAAAAGGTTTTATCTGCTCTATAGCCATAGCTAGCTCATCTCCAGCACTTTTACCATCTGGGCTTATTTCGTGAAAGCTAGAAAATGAGTTATCTAATAAATCTCCTGTAAAGTGAACAGCATTACAATTATATTTTTTATAGATATTTTTACAATGTTCAAAAAAGCCAGGCTCTATAAAAGGAGCGTGTAAATCTGGTATTACTAATACTCTTCTTTCGTGGTTTTCTCTATTCCTTTTAATTAAAGCTGCCTCCTCTGGAGTAAGTCTATATTGTTTATTAATCATAGGTAAAATTTTTATACTACAAAAGTAGTACATAGGTTACTAGTAACTATGCAAGTTATAAAAAGTAATTAACTGATTATTATTTACCTTTGTTAAAAGATAGAGCTATAAGAGGTAAAACTGCTATAAAGCTCAATATAAGAGCGTTAGTACTTATATCTCCTTTAGTAGCTATATCTGTAGTAGCAGCTATTACTAATACTCCTGATACGCTCCTCCTAGCGCTAAATTTACCAGTAGCTGTATGCTTAAATACTCCAGGTATAGAGCCTAAAGCCTTAACTATCTCTTTTAAAGGGAGTAGCTTATTCATTCTCTGGTACTATAGCATCTATTAACTTATCTACATAGTTAAAAATCGCATCATCCTTAACTCCAGGAGTTAATCTTACTATTACTTTAATTAAAGCTAATAACGCTAATAAAAGCTCTGCCCAGTTTCCTAAAATAAAATCCATTTTCTAATTATTTAATTATATAACCAGCACGCTGCTGGCTTAATATTATCTATATCTATATGTATAAAAGTATTGCCTATACCTACTCTTACTATTCCATTTTTATAAATAGCATTTAATAGCAAAGTTCTATCAGCTGAGTTATTACAATGTAAATCTGCTGCTAATCCTTTTAAGTGAGATGAGCCTACTCTACCTCCTACTTTTAAATTATGAGCCTTACTTCTGTAGCCAGAATTAACTCTTAAAGGCTTACCAAAATCAGCTCTAATTTTATCCAAAATAAGTAAAAATCCTCTACTCATTTTAGCACCACTACCAGCCTCATCTGGGCTATCAAATTCATCTAAACTAAAGTATTTTAAATCCATTTTAAAGCTATTTTAAGCACTTCTAAGCAACTTTTACCCCTTTATAGTATATTAGTATCAAAATAAAAAGATATTCATTTACTAGATATAAAAAAATAAAGTTTGCTTTTTACTTGTTTTTCTTATTTCTTTTTCTATGAGTTAGCCATTTATCTACAGTATATGCAATAGATACAAATAGTAAAAGTATCTTTAATCCTATCTCAATATTAGTAAAAGTAATAGCAAAAGTAGTGCTATTTAATGTTGCTACTTGTACTAATTCCTCTGCTGACTTTTTTAACGGCATCTCTTTTTATTGTTTTTAAAAAGGCTTTTAACTTCACCTCATTTTTAACTTTTTTATATCTTTTACTCATCTAAAATAAATTCATATTATTAGTATAAGTAGTCTTACTAGGTCTTAACTCATTACCCTCATTAGTACTATACTCTGGGAATAAATCGTTATTATAACATAAATAATCTACCATCCTAGCTCTATACCATTCTGCTGTATTTTTAATACTAGCCTTTAAATCTCCTAGCTCCTCTACAGATAGAGCATTACCACTCTCAGAAGTCTTAGAGTAGATATTACCATTCTCAATCTTATAAGCTAAGTGAGGTATAGCCTGGAGAGTAGCATAGTGTACTAAAACATCTTGTATATAATCATCTACTAAAATTTTATAATTACCAGTAAGAGTACCAGCTAAAATATCATCTTGTAACTTCTTATATAAATCAGTACCTAGAGCACTCTCTATAAAAATTCTCTGAGCATCTTTTAAGTGTGCTAAAATATGCGTGCTAGATACATTACCAGCAATAGCATAACTCTTTAATTTTTCTTCTGATATAAATAATACTTCTGCCATTTTATTTTATTTGTTTATAAATCCTTTGTTAGGCATATCATTAGGAGCTACTGGTACTTGTTGCTCATTAGCTACTGGCTTAAATCCTTTACTCCTAGCCTTTGTAGTAGTTAATACCTCATCATCATTAATAGCTTTATTACCTTTTTGTAGGTAAATCTTCCTAAACCATTTATGCTTACAAGCTCCTCCTCCTTTAAATTTCCAGATTGAGTAGGTATTTTTACCTCCCTCTCCCCATCCTGGATTAACTGCCATAGTACTCATTTTCATTATATCCTCTTTACGATATATTTTATTAGCTCTTAACATAGCCTTACAGAATTTACGCTCTGGAGATTTATTACCAGTATAAATATATCTTACTCTAAATAGCTCTCCTTTTTTATTAGTGCCATCTTGCTTACTCTTCCTATTAGGATAGCCTTTACCAGTTTTTACTGATTTAGCTAAATCTATCTTACCTAAATTTAATCTATTCTCATAATCTAAATCATCCTCATCCTCATCCTCTACCTCCTCAGTAGCTATTAGCTCATAATCTTCTAGTAAGTCCTCCTCTAGCTCTCCTAAGCCCTCTAGCATAGCCTCTATTTCATCTTCTGCTAATTCCTTAGATAACTTAGCCTCTTCTGTTATAACCTCCTCAGCAGCCTCTAAAGGCTCTAAGCCGAGCTCTGCTCTTAACTCGTCTTTAGTTAATACCTCTTTAAGTACATCAACTCCAAATTTATTAGAGAATGGAGCTACATCTTTAATAGTAAAATCTACATATATACCAGCTACAGAGAATACCTTAGATAAAGCCTTAACTATAATATCCTGGTAAGGCTGTACTACACTTCTACTATATAACTCATAAGCCTCTAGTAGCTCATTTTTTCCACCGAGCTGCCCTTCCGTTTTTACACCCATTAATGAAGGTGATACCACTCTATGACCTATCATTAAATTTTGTATTACTAACTCATTTAAAGTCTGATACATATTGTGAGCATCAGATAAAGCTAAATTTTGTATATCTGGAGTATTAGTACCCTCATCAGTAAAAGTTAATACCATCTTTTTACCTCCTACTCCAGTCATTTTCTTATTAATAGCCCTCTCTATAACTTGCTGCTCCTCTTCTGTAGGCTGCCCATCATTAAAATTAATCCAAGTAGTCGGGCTAAAGCCCTCATTTACATTATTATAGTGATATTCAGATACTAAACTATCAGTTAAAATCCAGTTAGTACTAGCTGTATAGCTAGGAGCTCCATATAAATCTAGTCCTGGAGTATAATCTGCTACATATAATATCTGGTTTGCCTCAGTTCTATCATTAGGATTAAAGGCTGCTACTGGTTTAGGAGTATGCTCTTTTTTACGATAATTACCCCAGTCAGAGCTAATCCAAAATGTATCCACTATACCGTTAGAATTTGGTACACCAATTCTTAATTTTTCAGTAGGAATATGAGTAATACTAGCTATACCTAATTTATCCTTAGTATAAATTATATTAATAGCAAAGCCTCCCTGTAAATATAAATCTTTACCTATCTTATTTAATAAGCCCTCTATAGTTTCTTTAGAGTTAATATTTTTAAGTAGTAAATTTAACTTACTAGTCTGCTCTATATCTCCTTTATCATCTATTAAAATACCTTTACCAGCTATATAGCTACTAGCAGCATCTACTATAGCTCTATGAGTAGCTGAGTTATTATACATATCAATTAAAAATTGAGGATATAAATTTTTAAAAGGAGGAGTGTTACCATAATTAATCCAGCTATCTCCAGCACTCTCATAAGCTGAAGGAGTTACTGATTGAGCTAAATATACCTCTCTTAAAGGAGATATATAAGGCTTACTATCTTTTTTTATTTTCTTTTTAGCCATTTTATAAAGTTGATAACCTACTATTAATATTATTAGTTAAATCAGTACTAGTAGAGCTAAATATCTGTATCTCTGTTATATCTCCATCAAAACTATCTATATCAGCGTTTCTAATACCTATAGCATCTATCTGACAAGTACCAGCTATAGCACCCGCTGGAGCTTGATATACTCCATTTACCCACAGATGGAAGTTATTAGAGCTATCTCTAATTATAACTAAATAATCATCTCCAAAAGTACCAGTATCTTTACTTAAATTAGCTTGAGTACCTCCTATTTTAACTCTAATCTGGCTACTTGTTGTATATTTAAAGAGCTCATTATTAATAGTATTATCTCCTAAAAATGTATCTCCAAAAGCTGTAGGATTAATCTTAATACCTATAGTAAAAGCTCCAGTTAGGCTAATCTGAGAAGTAGTCTGTAAGCTATCATTACTACCATCAAAAGTAATAGTATTATTAGAATAAGTAGGCTGCTCAGTAGCATCAGCTTGTACCATATCATAGCTATTAGCACTATCAGCCCACTCAGAAACAGCTCCAGAGCTATGAGTAATACCAGTATCTTTTTTATACCAGGCTACTACTGTACCCTCATCAGTAGGCTGCCAGGAGCTACCAGATACTTTAGATGCTATTATATTAGATAAGCCTAATTTCATTAGTTACTACTATCTCCATCATTCTCTACATAGCCCATCCCTACCCCAGATGCTAAAGTAATAGCAGTACATCTACCAAAAATAGTACTACCAGCTGCTATAGTTAATCCATTTAATCCAGAGCCAGTAGCATTAGCTAAAGTAATAGTAGTTATTACACTCTGTACTGGGAAGTAAACAGCGTAAAAATCCTTACTAGATTGAGCAGCAGTAGTAAATACTTCTATAGCTCCTTTACCTAGCTGCTCTCTTAATAGTGTGTTATTATTATCTATTAAACTCATTTTTTTAATTTTTTATATATAAATAATTTGTTGTATTTGTTGTATCTGTATGCTCTGTATATTCTACCTCAGCAGTACCTTTAATATTAGCCTTACCCTCCTCTAATAGCTTTATAACTGCTGGGCTAGTAGTATCTAAATTAAAGCTGCTATTCTGCTCATAAACCTTATAAGAGTAATATCCATTATTAACTAGCTTAAATTCTCCATTAGTGCCTATAGGATTACCAGATGTTATTAGCTTAATACTTACTCTGCTTAATCCTTCAGTAGTAGCCTCTCTATTTCGTAAAACTCCAGTATATTCCTCTTTAGTCATATCATTAACTAGAGCTAATAAAAAGTAATTACTAGTATTAGTCATCTTCTCCTCTAAACTAAGGTAAACTACATTATGAGTATCTTGTTTAAGCAGTATCATTAATCTTCCTTACTCTTTTTAGATGCTTTTACCTCAGTAAAGTACTCAGTATATCCAGCCTTAATTAATAGCTCTATTTGAGCCTCTGATAAGTACTCTAAAACTATCTCTTTTGCTCCTGGCTTAATCTTACAGCCTTTATATTTTGCTTTTAACTTATATTTCATAATTAATCCTTTTTAATAAGTATAAAAACATCTAATATATTTAAAAAAAAAGAGGATATATCCTAAGATATACCCTCTAAAAGTATTAAAAACCTCTTTAAATCTGATTAATAAGCTGGAGAAACAGTAAGCCCAGTTATATTATCAAAAGGAGTAGTAGTATAAGTACCACAGTTACGCATAGGCTCAGCCTCTTGAGAAGTAAAAGTCATCTCATATCCAGCCATATCTCCATAGGCTTGCCCAGTAGCAGCAGTACCAGCAGTTAAATCAGCTCCATTAACCTCACCAATAGCCCATTGGTTGTTATTATTATCTAAAACAAAACAAACAAGTCTATTTTGAGCTAATAATTTAACCTCATCTCTATCAGCAGCGGATAATTTATGCAGTTTTATAGTTAAAGTATCCTCAAAAAAGAGGCTACCATTTTCAGTAGATACAGTAATAGCCTCACTAAGTGAGCCAGTACCTTTAGGTAATTCATACCTATAAGCAGTAGCAGAAGCTACAGCACTTAGTATATTACCAGTATATGTAGGAGTATAATCAGCAACCTCTAAGAATAGTACAGAGCGTATCCCCCCTACTGCATCTTTACAGTCCAATAATCTCCCAGCAGTCAAATCACAAGCCATATTATTATTATTTTTTTTTAATTAAAGGGAGTATATTTCACCTCCCTTATTTATTCTAGTTAGTTACTTATTAAGAGTAAAGTACACAGTCAGCACCTACAGCGTGATTAACTCCTATAGAGAAGTTAGCAGCTATTCTAATTGAGTTAGCTCCTATAGTATCTCTCATATCAATAGTTTTGAAAGTTGTAGCATCAGATACTAAATCAGTCGCTACAAATAAGTTAGATACTCTTGCAGCTACCATAGTATCAGCAGCTAATCCAGGACAATGTACTACCTCAACACCTTCAAAAGTTAAAGGTACATCTCCAGCGTGGTAAGCATTCATATATCCTAAAGTACTCATAGCAGCAATATAAAATCTTACAGCATCAGTACCTAAGTAGTATTTTAAGTCATCTTTACCATATACAGAAGAAGGTACATCATCTCTTAGTTTACCTAATTCAGCTACAATATTAGCAGCAGTTAAAGTAGCACCAGTTACATCTACTACAGTAGCATCAGCTAGTAAGCCAGTTTTAAAGTCAGCCCAGATAGCATTTTCAATATTCTCTCCAATTTCAGCACCTAAGTACTCCATAACAAAAGCAGAAAAATCTCCAGCCATAGCAGAGTTATTAGCTCCTGGCGTCATTTGTGCAGCTTGCCAATCTTGTTCTAAGTCAGTAGCACAAAGCTCTAAATTTAATTTTTTCTTAACTGGCTCTACTGCTCTATCAGCAAATGTCATAGTACCAGCATCAAAATCACAATCAGCATTAGCAATTAAGCCAGATGATGTAACGATAGTTAAGTTTCTTTTGTACTTAACTCCTTCTAAGATAGTAACATTACCATCTGCAATAGTTTTACCACTTTTTACAGCAGCTCCAATATAACCTCCAGCTTCTCCAGCATAAAGACTACTTGTTGTAATAGGATTACCCATAATTTTTCTTTTTTATTTATTAATTATTAATTTATTATTTATTCAATTGAGATAAGTTATACTTAACTCTATCTTTAGTAGATAATTTACTTAACTCTACTTTAGATAATTTCTTTACTTCTACATTAGCAAACTTATTTAAAACTACCTCCTCAGTAGCTGGCTCACTAGATAACTCTGTTAATTTAGTAGATAAATCAATGTTATCATTTTCTAAAGTTTCATTAGCTCCTCTTACTTCTGATAATTCAGCTCTAATACTCTCAATATCTTTTTGAGCCTCAGCTAATAACTCAGATACTACATTAGTTATCTCCTCAATTACTTCTTCTTTAGAGAATTCATACTCTTTAGTCTCTTTAATCTTTTTAGGCATAGGCTCAGCTACTACCTCAGCAGATAACTCTTCCTCTTCCTCTTCTACTACTTCTGGAGTTTCTTCTACTACTTCCTCCTCTTGCTCTTCTGCTACCTCAATCTCAGCTATTACTCCTTCTACTTCTACTACAATTTTAGTACCATTCTCTAACTCATAATTACCTGGAGCAATAAGAGTAGTTAATCCATCCTCTCCTAAAATACTTAAATCAGCTCCTACTTCTAATACATCAGCCTCTGATACTACTATAGTACCATCTACTAATTTCTCTTGTACTGCTAGCTTAGTCTCAGCATCTAATCCTAAAGCTACTCTAATTCTGTTTTTTAAATCCATTTTTAATCTTTTTTAGTAAATATATTAGTTTATTGTTTATTGTATTTTCATTATCTCAGCTACTGCATTAAGTATATCAGTATCAGTATCTACTTGCTTACTCAACTTCTGTAATTGGTGAGTAAATAAGCCCTCTATACTAAAACCTTTTACATTCTTACTTTTAATCTCTTGCCATACATCATCATTATCTATCTTTAAAGATAACATCCAGCTACCAGTAGGAACATTTATACCATATAAATTGCTCTTATCCATTTTACTATCAGCTACTATCCAGCTCTCAACTGCTGATATACCAGATAATTTAATACTATGCTCATAAGTAGCAGACTTCTGATTATTACTTTGTAAGTATAATTCTGAGGCTCTTTTAATAGTTTCTTTACTAAAGAATATATTAAATTTTTCTCCATTCTCATCTACTCTTAATATATGCTTATCTGGTATTAAAGCAGCTCCTATAATTAGCTTTTTATCCTCATCTATTTTAGCTAAAGATACTTTATTTTCTTTACTCATAAATACCCAGTCGCTTTCCATAGCTGGGAATTCTACTAGGCTTACTGCATCTATTGTAAGCTCTAGGTTATTCTCATCTATCAATAATTCTACTAAATCCATAATTTTATTTTTTAATAAATATATTTATATTAATTATATACTACTTCTCCTCTTAATTTTA